GTTAAATGATTTAGTAATAAGAATAGTCGAAGTAGAACCTAACGGACTAATATTAGATGACTCTACTGCTGGAATTAATTTATCTTATATTGAAGCAGCGCCTGGTATAAACTTAGATTTATATTCAACTGTGACAATAAGTGAATCAACAATTTCTCAAATTGCCCAAGGTGATACTATAGATTATGAGCTTTTAGCTACTTTGCAGATTGATTTTAATAATGCACATGGACTTGTCCCAGGTGATACTTTTATTACTACAGTAGATAGCGACGATGGTGTTAATAATCATAATCTAGCCGCTGGCTCATTTTTTGTTAGTGATATTCCGTCGGTATCTTCTTTGCGGTATCAGGCAAGGGCAGCAGGTACTATTGATTTTACTTCAGACGAAGTTGAAGGAGAAGTTTATCCAAGACCTGACAGCTTCTTTATACATAGACCGTTCGACGGCGGCGTACAACTAGGTACAGGCGGTCCGCAACACGGGGCACAAGCAATACGTCAGAGTAAAAAGTACATTCGTTATCAGTCAGGTAAAGGTATTATGTATACTACCGGTGCCCTATTTGCTCCGAGTTACGACCTAAGAAGTGTAACTGCTGACGGTGTAGAAGTAAACAGTTTAATTACAATCGAAACTGATGATAATGACCACGGCGTTCAAGAAGGCGGTGTTATAAGATTGTTAGGTATTGAAACACCTGGTTATAATTCAGGATCAGAAACAGCAGTACCTCCCCAGTTTGATTATGAAGTAGTCAATGTAATAGACGAAAGAACTTTCCAAGTTAGGTCACAGAGACGCTTAGGTGCAACAACTGCAACTTTAGGATTCAGTGCTCAAATGTCAGTAGTAAGTTGGCACGGCGCAACAGTTCGTTCAGGCATCTTTGACGATCAAAACGGAATTTTCTGGGAATTCGACGGCACTCAGATATCAGTAGTTCAGAGAACAGGAACCCAACAGATTGCCGGAACAATAGCATTACAAGTAGATAACAACTTAGTAACAGGCACTAACACCAGATTTAGAGATCAATTAAAAGCCGGTGACAGAATAATTATCAAAGGTATGACTCATGTTGTGTCTCATGTAAACAGCCAAACAGAGTTAACAGTAACACCAGATTGGCGAGGTGTTGTTGATATTATAGGTGCAAGAGCAAATCTAATTATTGACAAAAAAGTTAAACAAGAAAACTTTAATTTAGATAAATTAGACGGCACAGGACCAAGTGGTTACGAAATAGACATTGCTAAAATGCAGATGATCGGCATTCAGTACTCATGGTACGGTGCTGGCTTTATTGACTTTATGCTGCGTGGTGCAGACGGTAATTTTGTATATGCACATAGAATGCGCAATTCTAACGTAAATACAGAAGCGTTTATGCGTTCAGGTAACTTGCCAGTGCGATATGAAGTTACCAACGAAGGACCGAGCAGTAAACTCTCACAACCAATAAATGTTTCGGACACTGAACTTATCTTAGAAGATGCCAGCTTCTTTCCTACTAACGGAACTGTTTATATCGATAATGAAATTATTACGTTTAATGGTAAAAGTGGCAATACATTACAGAATTTAACAAGAGGTGCTACATTTACAAACTTCCAAGCAGGAGCAGACAGAAGTTATACAGCTGGTACAGCATCAACGCACGATGCAAGAACTGGAGTAGTATTAATATCACAAACAATTACTCCTCTTATTAGTCACTGGGGTAGTGCATTTATAACAGACGGTTTGTTTGATGACGATAGAGGATATATTTTCTCTTATGCAGAAACTGCTTTAGAAGTAAGTAAGTCTAAAGAAACAGCATTTATGATTAGATTAGCTCCGAGTGTAAGTAATGCTTTGGTAGGAAATTTAGGCGAACGAGAGCTGTTAAATCGAGCACAGTTGCTATTACAAGGATTAGAAGTTACATCGGACGGAGTTGACGGTTCCGGCAATTCTATTACAGGAGGCATTGTTGTAGAAGGTGTTCTAAATCCGCAAAATTATCCCGAAAATCCAGGCAGTGTTCTTTGGGCGACCGTCAACTGTATCTGTAGATTGGCAAAGCAACATGTCACTAACTGGAGTTGTAAATCAATTTGAAGTCGATGCACGAGGACGAGGAAGGGACGATAATGTATTTGTATTGCGTTCAGTAGTAACTGATCAAGGATTGCGTACAAGGTCAGTTTGTCAAACTACGCCTTTTGCTGGACGTAGAATAACTAGAATTGAAAATAATTGGAGCATTGGAAATACTTTACTTTCTCGAATATACTTTGACGATCGTGCATCAAATGAAGGTACTAACTTTGCTGCTGGATCATTATCATTACAATTTACATTTAATACTGAAACAACTCGTTCTCCAGTTGCATTCTTTACTGAGGCAAGTTGGGATTCTGCTAATCTTCAAGCAGGTGCTATTATTATGAAGCAAGATTTAATAACAGTTCTAATACAACTCTAAACGGAATAACACCTGATACAGTAATCTTTACCGCTGGCGAATCTGCATTTGCAGAACCTGGAGAAACAGTCTTTTCATTTATTGCTCAACCCGGAGAACGTGCAACTGTTGATTTCTCAGAACTTAAAGAACTTACTAATACACCGTTAGGAGGCCGAGGAACTTATCCAAACGGACCTGATGTTCTTGCTATTAATGTTTATAAGGTTAGCGGTACAGCAACTAATTCAAACTTGATTCTAAGATGGGGCGAAGCACAAGCATAAGAGGAGATATAAATGCCTTTATACGATTATCATTGTAACGATTGTAACGAAGATTTTTCAATTATTTGCAAATACGAAGCTATCACGTCCTGTTTTGAGAACAGAAGGCGGACTTGAAAGTATGAGCGTAAAACACACTACAAGTGAGTATTTTGGACCGCAGGGGCGTGTAGGAAAAGAAGAATATTTTCCAGAAGAAAGATCTAGAAAAGCTCAAGAAAAAGCTAAAAAAGAAGCAAGCAAAGGTGCTACAGTATCTTTATCTAAATAGCAGAAGCAAATTCCCATAAATTATCAAAGATATAAGTTTGTTTTTTTAATTTCTTATAGGTAAACTTTTCAAGTTTCGATTCCGTTTCTACCCCATAACCTGTTCTAACAAGCACAGGTCTGGCACCTATTTTTACAGCAGCTTTTAAATCAGAAATTTTATCTCCTACATAAAATCCTTTTGAAAATTTTTGCTGATGTACAACATCAACATCATTTTGAGTCATCAATCCCTTTTCAATACCGCCTTGATTTGTAATAATTGCAATTTTATGTCCTTTAGACCTCAGCAATGCAACAGCTTCTAAACTTTGAGGTAACGGATCAAAATCTTTAGGATCAGTAACGTATGTTCCTAAATCTCTGTTTATTACTCCGTCTCTGTCTAAACCAATTACACATTTTGTACCTGTTTGTGCAAAAGGCGGCGTACCTTGCCCCCAGTAAATATCAGTCAATTTTTTCTTCCTTTGATTGACTGTCGCCTGGAATTATTCTGTAATTGTCTTCTACTGAGTCCGGTGTTGACACTTCTGTAATACTCGAACCTGCAACTAAACACTCTAATTGATGAGGCTGTAGTGGAGGATTGTGCCAAGTTTCGCCTTCGTTAATTTCTTTTTCATACAACTGTGCAGTTGTAGTATCAATCCATCTTACCTTAAATTTGCCATTGTTCACAAACCATGTTTCGTCCTTTTCTTGATGAAAGTGCATTGAAAATTTAGCACCTTCTTTTTCAAACACCATGATTTTACCACAGTATTTGTCATTGGTTGCCCAGATTAATTCGTAGCCCCATCCTTTTTTTACAAATCCTTCTAATCTAGTCGGTTGTTCCATTTATATAATCCTCTATAGTTGTCCAGTTCATATCTACAACTGAATTTAGCTTTGTTAAATCTGCACAAGTGTATGTTTGGTATTGTGATTTTAATTGATCTGGCATAGGTATATATTCTATATCTGCACTATGCTTTTTAGCTATGGCACGACCTATTGTGTCAAAACTTGTAGCAACGCCTGTGCCTGCGTTAAATATATTTGTTTTATTAACTGAAAACATTTTTTCATGCAGACGGCAAATATCGTCCACACAAACAAAATCTCGACGGTACTGATCAGAGTTTTCAAACAGTCGTATAACTCCGTTTTCTGTTGCTTGTTTAGTAAATTTTGTATACGGTGATGCTTGATCGCCTTTGTGTTCTTCGGTTGCCATTCCCAGCCTTCTACTTCGTGTCCTTGATTGAGCAGATACAGTGCAATATTTGAACCGATAAATCCCTTGTGTCCTGTTACTAGTATTTTCATTTGCTTGCCTCTATAATATTTGTAGTTGAGTATCCTTCAGCAGTGGGTACAATATAAACCTCAGCTAGATCATTTCCTACTACTTGCTCGGCAGTGTAATCTCCGCCTTTTACTATAACATGGGGATTAGTCTGTTTGATTAATTGATAAGGAGTGTCTTCTTCAAAAATTATCACCTCAGAAATCCAAGGCAACATTTCTAACTGTGTTTTTCTTTTTTGCTGGTCGTTGATCGGTCTTTCATCGCCTTTTAGTCTTTTGACACTGGCATCTGAATTTAGACCTACTATTAGCTTAGTACCTAAACTATATGCTTCTGACAATAACTTTAAATGTCCTTGGTGTAATATATCAAATACACCATTTGTAAAAACAACACGTTCTTCTATATCTTCAACTTTGAGAACATAGGTACCTGTGTGTTTTACACTGACAGCAGATCCTTTTACAGCAAGTTCTAAACAGGTTTGATAATCGTATCCTCTAGACAATCCGTATACAAATGCTGCTAGGAAACAGTCCCCTGCACCTGTTACATCTGATACTTCAACTGTGTCTACAGGTATATCATACACTGTGTTATCTATCAGTGCAGTAACATTGTCTCCCGCATTGGTAGTGATAATATTGCCACGCCAGTCGGTAAATCCAAAATCGCCAAATTCTTTGTAATTGGGTTTTACTAACCAAGCACCGTCGTAGTGTATAGCATAATCTTTTGGATCCACAATAACACGACATCCAAATCGATTAATGTGTTTAATAATCTGATAAGACTCGTCAAGAACACCTTTGTTATAGTCACTTAGTATAACATAATCATACTTGGAAAAATCATCATTAATGACTTTGTCTAAAACGTCTGTGCTATTAGCATATCGATCATCGTCGATGCGTGTAACATAATGTCCGTCACAGATTACTCTGGTTTTAATGCTGTTTTCTTCACCGTGATCATACAGTTCGACGTCAACACCTAAACTGTGTAGATTTTCGTATACAAGCCCAGCGCCGCCGATGGTTTCTGTAATCTGTTTTTGTGTAACAACAGGAACTGGTGCTTCTGGACTTAATCGTGTACTTGTTCCGTATATGTATTTGTCAACAATGACGTCACCGATAATTAAAACTTTTGTCATATTCAATTATACTTTTATTTTTTTAATAAGTCAACCATATTAAAAACAGTTTCTAGTTTTGCTCTGTTGATTTTGCTTGACAGCGTATTCCGTAGGCCTTGATGAAGAGGCTTGGGCCAATTTCCGTAACTTGCCCATGCATATCCGCTGTGTTCTTCGTTGAGTATGGGTATGAATTCGTCTTCGATTACACAGAGGTAAGTATGAAATGTTTACCGTTGTTACGATAAAGCATCAGAAATCGACTAGTGTTTAGTGTATAAAAAAGAGCACCGCTGCATATAATCTTTGACATACACATAGTTATGCGTCGAGAATCATACCCCAGGTGCCGACTGGGTATTCGCCGTCTATGGAATTAATCCATTCACCGTTTTCGAATTTGTATTGAATACCAGTGCGTAGATTAGTTACATATATTGTCTCTTCTGCAGAACTTGCATCAAAAACAATGTTCCATTTTGTACCATCCCATTCTACAATGTCATTTTCGCTGGCTATGAAATCTTCGCCACTGGTGCTTTTCCAAGCGTCTGCACCGTCTGTGTTTATTTCAGCACCGATGTCATGCAACAGTAGTATTCTCAATCCTGGTGTTTTAATCGAAGTAGGATTGAAATTTATAGGATTAATTATATAGTCTATTGTAGTTCTGTCACCTGTGGGACCAGATATACTCCTGGGATTGTAGGTTGTATTCTTGTGCCGTTGCCATTGTCAATAGGAGCAACCACAGTGTCTCCTTTTGCTATATCGCTTTTACATCCCAGGACACCTGATTCTATTGTGCCTGTTTCTTCATTGAAAAGACTAGTAATGATATTAGTAATAACACCTAGTCTTTTTACTTTTGCAGGAGCATTGATATAGATAGGCACACTGAAGCTTAGTGTAGCTACATCTATTTCTGAGTCAACACCTACAGGAACACTTCGGTTGCTCCAAGTAATACCTTCTAGGTTTACTACAGTTAAGCTAGTCCAGTCAACAAAGTTGTCTGTGGTTTGTATTTCTAAACTAGGGTTAAACCATACTAATATCTGTTCAGCTAATTGTAGTTTTTGATCAGTATTACTTGCCCAAATATCTACATTTGCTTTTAGCGTATAAGGTGTAGGCATTAATCTTTCTACAGTGTAGTTTTTTCCTTGTGTGTTATTGTACTCTCCCGTTTCATCGTTGAATTCACGTTCACGAATATTCAATTTACTTACAAAGGTGCTGTCGCTGGTTCTTGAACGATCCTGTTCTAATCCTGTTATATAAACACTCATTCTCGGAGCACTTGGTAGTTTGTTTTCTGAATTGTTTCGAATAATACTAGCAACTTGACGAGTTAAATCACCGTACATAACAGGAACAGGTTTGGTATTGCCGTCTCCGTCTTGCACAGGAAAATTGCTCATTAATCTCATCAGTTGAGTAACATAACGTCTTATTTGCCCGTCGTAAAAGAATTCCATTAGTTATCCGCCTTTGGTTTCAGTGCTTTTGACACAGCTTGTCTTTCTGGTATTTCTTCGCCGCCGATTGTATCGATGTTTGTGTTGTTTGTAAAGCTGGTGCGATGTGTCTGTCGCGTATCAGAATTAGATAGATCCATTCTTAGGTTGTCTTCAGATTTGATCCATCTACAACCATCGTATCTAAAAAGTCTATTCGGCACAAAGTCAGTTCTTAAGAAAAAATCGCCTTCATAAGACATTGTAGGAAACTGTATTCCTGTACCAAAAGGAGCACCGTTAGGCGGCACGCCATCGCCGTAGTCCATTAGATATCCTGTATATGCTTCTCTGCCAGGTGTTCCAAAAACCTGATCCGCTGTAACAGAAAATGCACTGGTATCAATGTCTTCGTCTACAGTTCTAAGTGCAACAGTACCATCGGCATCTCTTGCTACAGTGTAAAAATGACTAGTATCAAATCCACTCTTAGGAGCATCTGCTTCTGCTTGTGAAACAACAGCGTTGCTGATTTGCATTTCTGTTTCGTATGTACTAAGCAGATCTCTCAGTGTAGTGTCTGATCCTTCATCTGCAGGCAAGTCTAATATGTCTGCATATTCCTGTCCGTCATAAATCTGCTTTAGTTTTAGCCTGTACAAGTGCGGCCACCAAGTCTGTGAGAAACCTTCTGCTGCTCGATTTCTTGAACATTGTATACACATCTGTGAGAATAAACGTCTTGTTCATATTTTCTATCTCTGTTTTCTAAAAACAATAGATCTTGAATATTTGTTTCACTAACAGCATCATATGCGGGTTGATCAGCAGTGCCTTCACCTTCGGCAGCACCGTCGGATCCGAGATATTTGTGAATATTGATATCTGTTCCACCAACTGTGAACATTTCTTCAATTTGTCGATCGAGAAATTCGTAATCGTTTCCTCTTTCAGGACGATATAATGATAATCTAGGAATTGTTCTTCTCCTCAGTATAAACATATTTATCGTTGCGCTAAATACTGTAGGAGAACAGATATGAACGAACTTCAAACACAAAAACAAGAAATATTTGATTATGTAAGAGCATTTCTGGGCGGAGGGATGATAGACGTTGAGCTCGATCCTATCCATTATGAAACTGCACTGGGCAAAGCATTGAGTCGGTTTAGGCAGCGTTCAGACAATTCCGTTGAAGAATCATATCTGTTTATAGAAACAATACCGGATCAAAACGAATATACTTTACCACATGAAGTAATTGAAGTTAGAAAAATATTTCGCAGAAGCGTAGGAACAAGACC